CTCGAACAGTGCGGGCTGGCCGCGGAAGATGCACACGCTGTTGTCGCCAAAGGCAGCGTAGCGGCGCATTTCCGTGTTCAACCGCGCCTCGACTTCAGCGTCCGAGTCGTTGCCGAAGCCGCCCCAGAAGTGGCGGTAAGCCTGGACGATGCGGGAGTCCATGCTCAGTCCTCGGTCACGGTTGAGGCCGTGGTGAGCTGCGGGGTCACGCCGGCGCTCACGCTGATGCTCGGCGTCACAGCGCCCGCATACAGGATCTTCGTCGCGCCCGAGCTGGCGACGCCGACTGACCAGTGGGTCGCGGTGTTCGAGCCGGCCGTGCAGGCGCCGAAGCTGATCGTCGCCGCCGGGCTGACGCTGCTGCCGGTCACGGTCCAGCCGCCTGCTGAGCGAGCTACCGCCACGCGGGCATAGCCGGTGTACGTGGCTTCTGAGGCGTTCTGCACGCCAGCGTCGGTCGGGTCTGCGGTATGCAGCGCGATGTAGAGGTTCGTCAGCGGCGACGACGCGGCGTTGTCCGCGATGTTCGCGATAGCTGTCGCCTGAAAAATCAGCTTCAGCAGGTCGTTTTCAAAGGTGTCAGATTTTCCAGCCATGGTGTCGTTCTCCTGCGTCGAAAATAGAGCTTAGATTCCGCCGTAAGTGACGGAGCGAGGTTTGTGGCGCGAGCGGTCCTGCTCTTTCTTGGCGCGCACGCAGTACGCCTCGAAAGCCGTCTCAAACTCAGCGGCCTTGCGGGCGTCATAGGTCTCAACGTCCTGCTTCGAGTACGCGAGGTGCTTCACCCACAGCAGCAGATGCCGGTGGTGCTGCGGTGCGATCTCGAAGGGGACCGTGTCGTTCAGGCTGGTGATGTCCACCAGCGGCAGGCGGAACACCGAGAGCTTGACGGTCACGTCTGCAATCGGCACGGGCCACACGCTGAGCTTGTCCGTGTCCAGGCCAAGGATCAATGCCTGGGGGACGCCCGCTGTGCCGTCGAAGTACATGCGCCGCACGGGCATGTCCTCCTGGTTCACGATGTCGAGCCCGCGGCCCGTGGTGGCGACGCGCGCAGCGCGCACGGCGAGGACGAGCGGGCTGAGGTCGTAGGTGTTCGTGCCGGCCACCAGCGGAATTTCCGTGATGGCGGGCGTGGAGCTGTCGATCAGGCCCCGGGTGAGCCGGGCGTACTGCTTCTGCGCGTCGTCGGCGTAGCCGAAGAACTCGTCGTCGCTCCACAGGTAGGGCGACGCGATGTCGCTGACCTCGGAGCGGAACAGTGTGAGCAGATCGCCCGGCGTCATGGCTTAGTCCTGGTCCGCGCCTGCGGTGAACTCGACCCAGGCGGCGTCGCGTTCCTTCGCATCCACGCGCCAGCCGGTCTCGCCCTGGATCACGGCCAGGTGCGGCATGCCGCCGGCGGTGAACTCGTGGCTGTCGTTGCGCGTGGCGATCTTCTTGAACGCGGCCATCAGCGCGGCCTTGCGCTCGCTCAGCGCTTCAGGCGTGGCCTTCTTCTCGGGCAGCTCGTCTTCCGGGATTTCGTCCTCGGAGACGCCGCCGGCAGCGATGACCTCGGCATACATGGCCAGGGGCACCAGGGCGGGCTCGCCCTTCTTGAATTCGATGGACAGGCCGCACGTCGAGGCGATGGTGCGGTTGCGGGGCATGGTGAACTTCATGATCAGGTTCCTTTGAGGCTGGTGGAAGAACGGGGCCGTCAGGCCCCGTTCTTTGGGTCACGGCTGGTCCGTGAATCAGGCGCCGACCATCTCGTTGGCGCGGCCATCAATCGTGTACAGCACACGCACGCGCACCTTGCCCGCAGTGGCGTTCGCCACGGTGTAGGCGATGGTGGCGCGGATGTTCTGACCCGAGTTGCAGGTCAGGGCCGAGGTCAGCAGCAAGGCGGTGCGGGTGCTCGCCGCAGCCATGATGGACGTGGAGCCCAGGATGTTCGTCAGCGTGCCGGCGATGCCCAGAGTGATCGTGGCTGCCGTGCTGCCGGCGTACGCCGTCTCGATGATCAGCTCACCGCCGACGAGCACCGCGCCCACAGGCATCGGCAGTGCGTCGAAGGTGATGGTGTTCGCCACCGGGCCGGTGAGACCGGACTCGGCAGGGTCTTTCGACAGCGCGACAGTCGACCCGAGGGTCTTCTTCGTGCCGTCGGCGCTGTCGATGACCCAGTCGTTCCACTCGAAAGCGAACTCCTGGCACATGACATTCTGGGCAACGCGGTTTGCGAGCTTCTTCATGGTGTGTTCTCCTTGGCCTTTGAATTACTGGGCCACGTAGCAGGACAGCACGCCGAAGTCCTCGACGGTGTTGTTCTCGTAGATGGTCCCGAACTTGGGCTTCAGGAAGCCCAAAATCTTGCCCATCGCGATGCCCTGGCTGTTGTCGTAGTCGAAGCCCTTCTCGTTCCATTCCGGGGCGCCGATGTCGGCCATGCCGAGCGCTTGCGCACCACAGAACAGGATTTGAGAGCCCGGCAGGTTCAGGCCAGCGCCGTACATGTTCGTGCCGCTGATGCCGGCAGACACGTTCGGCACATGGCGGAACTCGTGCAGGTAGATGCCGTCGATCTTGACGCTCGAACCCGTGAACAGCGCGTCGTTCTTGCTGGTCTGCTGCGAGTGACGCAGGTTCAGGTTGTAGTCGTTGTCGGCCTTCAGCTTGGCGAACGCCTGCGGGGTCAGGAACGCGTGGTAGGTTTCCTCGCCGCCCTCGCCGTTCACGCCGCGGATGTAGCGGTCCTTGGCGTACGCCTTGAGCTGGACGAAGGTCTGCCAGGCCGGGAAGTCGCTGCCGGCAGCGGCGCCGGTGTTGACGATGGCCGAGCTGGTGTTCGAGCCCGAGGCGCTGTCCTTCAGCACCTTGTTCACGTTGTCCCAGCGCAGCATGCGCTTGGTGGACGGCGCGGTCACGTCAGCGGCGAACTCCAGGTTCGGCAAGTCCGAGCCGACACGGGTCGAGCCGTTCGGGCGGATGGCGAAGCTGCGGCCACCGAGGGCGCTGAAGGCCATCTGGTCGATGCGGTCGGCCAGCCAGTAGGCCAGCACGTCGCGGGAGTTGCCGCGGAATTCGACCACCGACTTCTGGTCGGCCATCTTGCCTTCGTGGCGGTTGGCGTGGCGGAGCTGGTCGATGCGGATGACCTGGTCAAAGGTCTGCATCGCCTCTTCGTTGCCTTCCAACTGGCGGTCGCCGGCAACGCCGTCGCCCGTCAGGTCGGCCAGCAGCGTGATGACTGCGCGGGCGCCCTTTTCGGACTTCTTCAGTTCGGTGATGTGCTGGATCAACGAGTTCGGGCCTTTGCCCAGGAACTTGTTGACGAAAGACATGTTGCGGGCCTGCTTCCACAGGTCCATCGACCACACGGTCTTCTGCTCGGACGTGAGCAGACTGAAATTGGTCACTGCCATGACGGCTACCCCTTTGCGTTCTAAGTTCGACTTACGACTCTTGGTGCCGAATATCGCTTCGACGCGCGGGGTGCCTGGCTATCGTGCAGGCCGACGTGATAGCGGGACTATATCAAAGAAAAACGGCCCCGTGGGGCCGTTCTATCTTCGAGGTTCGATCTCGCCCTACGGCGCTTCCTTCACGACAAGGTAGCGCGTGCTCGTGAGGTAGCAGTCGCTGCCGGTCATGGCCGTCGGGTGGTCGAGCTTGATGGTGTGGGACAGCTTGTCGGGCGACCCTTCGGGGTAGCCCTTGTCCCACACCTCCACGAGCACCTTGTAGGTGGACATGTCAGCGTTCTCGATGCGTACTTGCTTGGTCATTTCAGTTCTCCTGGTTTAGGCGGTCAGCTTGCTCTTCAGCTCGTAGCCCATCAGCGGCCACACCTTGTTGACGGCGTTGGCGCGGGCGATCTTGCGGCCCACCTCGGCGTCGAAGTTCTCGGGGCTGGCGCAGGCGCTCTCGCCGGTGACGGTGAAGCCGTTCTTGAGGACGAGGACGCAGAAGGTCAGGAGGTGCAGCGGCGATCCGCGATCTGGTCCGTACACGCCGATGGAGCCAGTGCTCTCCACTGCAGCCGCGATGACGCCGTCCGCAGCAGTGAAATAGTGCACGGCCTCGATGTTGCCCTCGATGTCCGCCGGCGTGATGCGCGGCGCGGTCAGGCCCTTGGCGAGGATTTCCTCCTCGATGGAGGCGTCACAGGTGCGGGGGGACTGGATGTGGTTCATGTCGTTTCCTTGGTGGTTGCGGTGAAAGCGGCGATGCGCTCGCCGAGGATGTCGGAGTAACTGCGCATGGCGCGGGACTGGCGGACCATGCGGTCCTGCTCTGCCGGGTCCAGCGAGCTGAACACCGGGGTGTTCGCGAAGGTAGCCAGCGCGTAGAGCTTGGCGTCCAGCTCCGCCTTCTCGGCCACGACGCGGCCCTGGTACGCGGCCAGGCCGCTCACAGCACGTCTCCGCGCATCTTCGACAGCGCCGCCTCGTCGAGAGCCGAGAAGTCCTTGAACGACATCTTCAGCACGTCCTTCGCGCTGATCGTGCCGCCGTCCTTGTCGCTGTCCATGCCGGCCTTCGCCAGGCTGGGCGGCTGCTTGCCGGTGGCGTCGAGGGTCTTCGCCACGGCTTCTTTCTTGCGCGCAGCGGTCACCGCAGCGGCGGCGTCAGCAGCGTCCACCTTCGGCTTCACCGTGGTGGCGTCGGCCTGCTTCGCGGTCTCGGTGGGCACGAGCTTCTTGACCGCCTTCTGGAGCGCGTCCGTGGGCGTCAGGCCCTTGCGCTCGTAGGTGATCTTCAGGTCCGCCACGTCGCCCAGCAGCTCGGCGTCAAAGTCGTCGTGATCCGGGTTCAGGGCCGGGAACGCCGCCTCGACCCGCTCCAGGCTCATGCGGTAGCGGGTGGTCTCGATGGCCGTGGCCGTGGCGGCGGCGATCTTCATGTCCGCCTTCGCCTCGGACACTTCACGCTCGGCGCGACGGATGTCCGCCATCACCTTCGTGGCCTTCTCGACCTCGCCGTCAGCGAGCAGCTTGGAGTAGTCGCCCTCCAGCTTGACGATCTTTTCCTCGGCGGCGGTCAGCTCGACGTTGATGTCCGCGACCTTCGCGCCCTGCTGGTACTGGGCGAGCTGGGCTTCGAGCGTCTTGCGCTGCTCGCGCTCCTTGTTCAGGATCGCCTCGTGGCGGTCCAGCGGGATGCGCTTCTTCGTCTTCGGCTTGTCCTCGTCCTCGTCGGCCTCATCAGCCTCGTCGGCCTTGGGCTCGGGGGCGGGCTTCTCCTTCTTCGCCTTCGCGGCCTCGGCGGCTGCGGTCTCAGCGGCCAGGGCTGCGTCCGCAGCGGTCTGCTGCTCGGGGGTCAGGTCTTCAGCGTCGGGGCCGGTCGGGACGAAGTCGTCGCCACGGTCAACAGGACCTCCGCCGCCACCAGAGGTGTCGTCAGCGGGCTTGCGGTAACGGCGAGAGAGCCAGCGGTATTTCATCGGAGTCCTTGACGTTGGGGTTGGGGTTTCTGGGCCGCGGTCGCGGCTTGTGCCTGGGCGGCAGCGCGGGCGTCCATGCGCTTCGCTGCCATGTCCTGTGCCTGGAGGCGCAGCTTGTTGTTCTCGACCTCGCGCTTGAGGCCGTGGTCCATGAAGTCCTTGCGCTCCTTGCGCTCCTGCTCGCGCTCAGCAAGCCCGGCCTCGTGCTCAGCCTTGGCGTGCTCCAGCTCGGGGTCCTCGCCGCTGTTCGGGTTCTCGATGGGCGTGTTCGCCAGCACCTGGGTCTCGACGACGGTCTTGTCCGCCTTCGCCTTCTTCAGGCCAGCGTCCGCGCCCGTGGCGGTGGCTTCAGCTTCGACCTTCGCCACCTCAGCCTCCTGGGCACGCTGCTGGAGCGCGGCCTGGGCCTGGGCTTCTGGGCTCTCCTTGTCGCCCTCCATC